AGCTTGGGTCGCTTGGGCTTCGATTCTTCTAGTTATCCTTCGTTCTTCGGCCTTTCGGGCAGCATCCTTTTTCCTGCGCTCTTTGGCCCGATAATATGGCCCCTGCCAGTCATACCAATCGTGGAGTACCAAGCCGTCCCCGGTTTCGTCCAACCATCCGGTGGCAACAAGGGCATCTACCACATCGTCCATGTTGAGCCAGCAATCCAAGCTGACACCATATAGGTATCTGGATACATCATCCTTCCCCAACCCGACGAGTATCCCGTCCTCATCGGCATTATCAAGGCCCCAGTCCCAGAGAAAGTACAGGATGCCGATGGCTTCCGGTTTGCTGCATCCGAGCGCCTTATATAGCCTTCTGAGCTTTGGCCCATCAATGCTTTTGTAGATGCTGGTGCATTTCATTCCCGTGTCCTTCCCCCTGGGCTGAGGCCCGGATTGATAAAGTTATGCCTGAATGGGTTCAGCCCCCAATGCGGCTTCCTCTACCGTTCTTCTGGCGTCAGCCAAATCTGCAATTTCGTCCACCACCTCTTTGTAGACGGACTCCGGCATACCGCTGGTGGACTGGTATCCATGCTTCGAGATGATATCCTTCAAAGCATCGTTCGCATCTTTGCCCAGATGCTCTTTTGCCATGCGGAACAATGCCTGCCGCTGGTCCTGCGTGATGGTCTTTTCTTCCTCGGCAGGCGGTTCATCGGGGAGTTCCCTAAAGTTGGCCGGAATAGCGCCGGATGCAACCATTTCGTCTTCGGAGTAAAGACCCTCATAGTCCTTCGGGAATGCTTCTCTCACACACTGGCTGACCGCCACCTTGTTCACCATGGTAGCCGGTCTGACCTTCCAGTTGGCCTGGCCCTTGTCATACTCACTGAGCGAGACTTCCTTGAAGCAGGAAAGCTCTTTCCCGTTCCGGGTGAAGTGGACGCGGCACCATCCGCCGATGAGCTTTTCGCCAGGATAGAGGCAGCACCCTTCTTTCTGGACAACTTCATTGCCGCGGGCAACCACGATACCGTCTTCCTTACAGATGTAATCCGGGTGCTCGTAAGCTCGGCGGAGATACGCACCCTTGCCAACAACCACCTGGGCAGGGTCGCTGCCGTACTTGATGCAGTACACCTCGTTACCGACAAGCGGGTTGAGCTTCTGCATCTTGCACAGATTCATAAAAAACACCAATTCCTGGTCGCTGACCTTATCAGCCGCGCCGCGAACAAGGTAGCGCTTGACGAAATCAAGGTCCAGGTCAACGCGGGTGCCCATAACCTCGTAGCTTACGCTGAGAGCGTTCTGTTCCGCTTTGCTCAACTGCATATTAGCCATTTCAAAACCTCCTGCTCCATCCGGTTATCCCCGGACACTGATCGTCGTCTTTTCTTCGTACTTAATGCCAGGGATCTGTACCGTCCCCTTGGACGCTTTGATAATGCGCATGACAGCTTTCAAATCGACCGGGCGGATTTCTTCGTCGCCAAAATTGACCGGAACCATCGAGCTGTCCACCTCGACAATCTCCCACGTCCTGCTCCGGGATACGCCATCTGCCTTCGGGGGCTTTGCCCGAATAACGCTGCTGGAAGCAACGCCTTCCATTACCTCAGCCTCAGCCAAGGCGAACTCAGCGCCGACCGCATCGCCTTCTGCTTCAGCCGCCGCAGCCTCTTCCAGCTTGCGCTCCATCTCCTGACGCGCCAGCAGACGCATAGCTTCTTCCTGCATACGGGCCTTCCGGTTCTTTTCATCGGAGTAGGCGCCCATCTTAGCCTTCAATGTCTTCTCCGCAGCTTCCAGCGGGTCAAGCATTTCCTTTTTGCGGGACAAAACATCATCGTAGGCAGCCTTGGCTTTCGCGCGAAGGGGTTCCCAGTATTCCTTGACCTTCTTCTGCATCTGTTTAATCTCCTTGAGGAGACCGCCCGCAGAAGCAAACTCCACATCGTTTGTGACGGGGACGCCTTCCGCCCGCTGCTCGATCAAACTCACCTCCCGGTCGAGGGTTTCATTTTCTGCCGTTTCGAGGACCAGAGCGTTGCTTCCAACCGTTGCCAATTCCTTCATAGTAGCCATCCTTTCTCAAATGAAAATCACTCAAACGACTCGATGTAGTCGTATACCATCTTCAGCGCGCCAAACACCCGCCACCGGTCTACATCTTTGATCGGGTATCCCCTGAACTCGTAGGTTCCGTCCTTCTTGAGGTGGAGGATGCCCTTTTTCTGCACTTTGACGCCCATATTTTCGAGGGCTTGCGCATACGCCTCAAGCTGGACGCCGCAGGTCATGTCGCTGATGGTGTAAGTTGTTTTGTAGTCCACCAGCGTCAGCTCACTATCAATGTAAGCAACCAAGTCTGCCGTTCCGGCGTATCGCATAAGCCGGTGGCACATCCTGATTTCCGAACCAACGACTTCCGGCTTGTACTTGTCCCACCAGATCTGGAACGCATCAAAATAGCCCTGATGCTCTGGCGGTACGTCTTCAATGTCAAACTTGAGCCAGTTCTCGATGGCATTATGTACCGCCGTTCCCTTTCCGGCTGCCTTCTCCAGCGTCCTGCTGTTGATGCCGTCATACTTAACCTTTGAGAGCGGGGCCATAACGGCGGATACGCTCGGAATGATAATGTCATCCAGCCGGTAGATGTGACCTGCTTCATCGAACTCAAGACCCGGAACTTCCGGTATTGTGGAGATTTTTTCTCTTGTTTCCATCCTTCGCTTCCTCTTCTTTCAGTTCGCACTGGAATGCTGTGATGTCCAGCCCTCCAAGTTCTTCGATTGCCTTGTCAAGCTCCTGTTCAGTCGTGATACCGTACTCTTTTTTTAGGATCTCCATCAGTTCAAGCACCTCCATCCCCTGCTTCCCCGTTAAGAACCTTGATTCCAATGCTGCGCAGCTCACTGATCGTTTTGGTGAGTTCATCGAGGTACGCCAAGATCTCTTTCAGCTCCGGCTTCTCGTCCTCCGAGATGACGCCATCAGCCGCGATGTCCACGAGCGAGTCCTTGATCTCCGTCAGCTCATCCACGCGAAGGCTTTTCAGCAGCTTAACGGTAACACGCTCAATACCGAGCACCTTGTCTGAGATAGACTGCCGGCACCCAATCGGACACTCATGCAGGCAGTACCAATTCAGCAAGTGGGGTGCGTTGTAACGGTCAGCCATCAGGACCGCCTTGTCCACAGGCATGAACTTTGATAATCCAAGCTCTGCATCCGCCAAAGCCGATGCAGACATTCCCAACTGTTCGGCAGCCCCTTCCCGGCTTGCCAGTCTGCCGTCATACTCAGCAGCCTTTTTTCTAGCTTCGTACCACACATTACCGGCTGCTTTTGTAGCCTCACGCCCCATTTTTTATCACTCCCAAATGCCTTATAATAGACTCGCAAACATCCAATCAGTTAATTTGCATTGCCGATTGGTAATTTCCCGTCAAAAAAAATATCGTTCACCTGATCTGCTGAAAGTTGGAGGATACGCGCCATGCTCACCTTCTCCTTATCCGAAAATCGCACACGGCCCTTTTCCTTGTTCTGATAGGTAGATACAGACATTCCCAAATTTTCAGCCATATACTTCTGGGTAAAACCATACCCTTTGCGCATGGCCCGGATCTTGTTGAACTCGTGCGATTTCATAACGTTCACCTCCTTTTGTTTCCGTACTATTATTATACATTACCAACTGGTAAAAGTCAATATATTTTGCATTGCTTTTTGGGTGTTTTGTTGCCTTTTTTACCTCCTCAAGATATAATGGTAACAAAGAGCGTCATGCTGGTAAAGGAGATTTCATCATGGCAGAACGTAACAAAGACAAATTTGAACCATTCCGCAAAAACCTGAAGGTCCTCATCAACAACCGAGGCATGAACCAGGCGGATATGGCCGCTGAGCTGGGCATGAGCACGGCAGCTCTATCCAGGTATCTGAACGGCGTCCGCTCCCCTGACCTTGAATATGTGATAAAGATCGCCAACTACTTTGGCATCTCCGTTGATTGGCTCCTAGGTCTCACGGGTGAGCGGTACAACGTCATGCCGGCCAATTTGCAGGAGGTGGCGTGGCTGTATTCCCTCGCCACCAAGGACGATCAGAATGTCGTGCAGGCAGTGCTGGCTAAGTATAGGGAGGCCGCGAAGACAGATGCGCCAGATGATAAACATGGAGATTGATCCGCCGGCCCGCCGCGTCGAGCCGAAAAACCTTTCCTCGCACCTTATTTGTATCGGACAGAATGTATCGTTGTCCGGTGCGGACCGCACTTTGGTCATCCAGAGCATCCTGCTCTCTCCTACCGGGCAGATCACATTCCGCCTGAACGAGCCTGTCACCCAGCAGGGTCTTGACCTGTTGGCTTCGCTGGGGTACGAAGACCTGAACTCCATCGCGGAAGACTACACTTATAAGGTATGCAAGCAGGCGTACCGCATCATCGACCTCATGGTTGCTTGCGGGGAGCTTTCTTTTAGCGACGGGAATAGGCTCTCAAAAAGCATTGAATCCTGCATGAAGGATGGAGGGTTTCTGGTTGTCTATAAACCCTGTAAGCATTCCTAATCTGTGTAGTAGGGGCGCCTGGGACGGAGGGCTGAAACGTGTCGATATCTGACAATTTGAAAAAGAAGAAGGCGGCCATCTATATCCGCGTGTCTACGCGGTATCAGGTAGACAGGGATTCTCTGCAAGTACAGAGGCGGGAGCTGTCGGTATACTCCGAGATGGTGCTGGGCATACCTGACTACGTTATCTTCGAGGACGCCGGCTATTCCGCCAAAAACACCGACCGGCCTGACTACCAGCTCATGATGGGACGGCTGCGCACCGGCGAGTTCTCTCACCTGCTGGTCTGGAAGATCGACCGTATC